AGCTCGCTATACAGTTGCGCTTAATGAAGCGGATTGAGGGAGCATACATGTTCCGATACCGCAAATTGTTTGTGAAATACTCGCATGCTGCGGCACGCGCATATGAAATAGGCGGCAAACGCGGAGCAATGATCGCGCTGGAAGGCTTTAAGAATGGGCTGCGCCCGATACTCCTAGCGAATATCACGGCTGCAATCACGACATTTGGCGAGCGAACCATAGCAAACTTCAACAGAAACAAGAAAGCAGCGGAAAGTGCATTCGATTTAGCGGTGCAGGCTTACTTACAACAGCATGGACTCACTAAAATCGAGCAGATTACAGACACAACACGCGATCAAATCCTAAGCGTTATTGCGGCGGGGGAGGCTGAGGGGCTTGCACTTGCTGAGATATCAGCGAAAATAGTAGCAGAAACAGGCGGTTTAGTTGCTAGGAGACGCGCGCACACGATTGCAATAACAGAAACCCACAGTGCAGCAACATTCGGCAGCGATATGGCAGCAGCAGCCACAGGATTGCCTCTTATGCGTGTATGGCTTTCTGCTGAGGACAGTCGCACACGCCCAACGCATGTTGCTGCGTTGCTGCGGATGGGCAGAGACGCGATATGAAGACTCCATTCAGCGTGGGGGGTGCTTCACTAATGCGTCCCGGCGACCCTGGCGCACCCGGAAAAGAGACGATTAACTGCCGGTGCGTTGTACTATATGAGGAAAGGTAGTTTTATGTTGATAATACGTTATACTTTAGGGAGCATGTGGCTTGCTTCCCACTCACCAGAGGGCATGGCATGAAGCGAAAACTGATTACTAAGGGTGCACCCCAATTCGAAGACTTCTCTGCCCCAGAGCATATTGATGTCTCGTTTGAAATCAAAGAGATTTCTGAGGATGGGACATTCATCGGATACGGTTCAACATTCGGCAACGTAGATCTCGGCCGAGATGTTATTGAAAAGGGCGCATTCACAAAATCACTGAAGCGCAAATCCATTAAAGACATCAAGCTGCTTTGGCAGCACGACAGTCATCAGCCAATCGGCGTTTGGGAGTCATTATCTGAAGACGATAAAGGGCTGGTTGTTAAAGGCCGATTGATTCGTGAAGTTCGTCAGGCTGAAGAAGCCTACGCGCTCATGAAAGCGGGCGCTATTAATGCCATGTCCATCGGATTCTCCATACCCAAGGGCGGGCATGAGATTGACGAGAAGAAACGCGTTCGGGTGATTAAGGAGGTAGATCTCTGGGAAGTGTCGGTTGTAACATTCCCCATGAATCCAAAGGCCAAGATTCGTAGAGTGAAGTCTGACGCATCCTTTCATGATCTGGAAGTTGCGGACAAAGGACGCATCTGGGATCCAGAGGTCGCTAAGGCTCGCATTGCACAATGGGCGGGGGGCGGAAGCTCAATAAGCGAAATGGACTGGGAGAAGTATGGGGAAGGCTTCTTACACTACAATGCTGATGCTCCTGCCGAGCTGGCAAGCTACCACCTGCCCATCGCAGATGTTGTTGGCGGCACACTAACAGTCATCCCCAAAGCAGTATTCATTGCTGCTGGCGTAATGTTAACCAAAACGCTGGAAGGACATGCGCCCACAGTGCCGGACAATGCTAAAGACGGTGTGATAAGCCACATAGAACGCTACTACAGCAAGATGGACTTGGACTCCCCGTTCGCTATCGAGGAAGGGGCGCTTGTTGAGTCTGGAAAGAATTATGTCACAGCGCGGCTCAGTGCCGCCATTGACGCAAAAGAGTATGAGCAAACCTTGCGTGAGGTTGGGTTTAGCAATAGTGAAGCAAAAGCGATAACAGTTAAGATTGGTCCTCGGCGTGAGGTTGAGACAACCACTCTAGCAGATACATTAAAATCGGCTAACGAAACATTAACCAATCTCTGAGGATTTATCATGGAAACAAAAGAACTGGAAGAAGTCAGCAAGCAGATCACCACGCTTGCTGACAATGTAAAGCAGACGCATGAAGATTTGAATAAATCTTTCGTTGCGCTTGAAGCAAACCAGAAAGAAGCTGCTGAGCACTTTCTGAAAACAGGCGACGTTGATTCGTTAATCAAATCAGCCAACGAAGCTATCATCGCAGACATCACCAAGCTGAACGAAGCAGTTGAGCTGGCGACGACTAAGATGAACCGGCCGCAGATGGGTGTGGAAGCTTACGACAAGGCAGACAAAGCCAACAACGAGGCTGCAATGTTCTTCAACAAGAATGTTCGTGCTCGTGCTGAAGGTGCTGATGTTCTTATTGGCGGCATTCGCGTCATTGAAGGCGGCAAAGCTAACTTGGAAGCGTTCAGCGCATACAAGTCTGCATTCCGCGCGTTGATGAAGTGTGCTGACATCCGCCAGCTTACTCCGGAGCAAGCCAAGTCTCTGTCTGTCGGCTCTGATCCTGATGGCGGTTACACAGTAACGCCGGAGATGAGCAATCGCATCATCGAACGCCAGTTCGAAAGCTCTCCTCTGCGTCAAGTGGCGATGATTGAAACCATCAGCTCTAACGCTCTTCAGATCATCGAGGATCCAGAAGAGTACAGTGCCACTCGTGTTGCTGAAGGTGCTTCAACAGCCAACAGCACAACTGCCCAGTTCGGCAAACGTGAAATCGTTGCTCATGCAATGGAAGCTCGTCCAAAAGCTTCACCAGAAATCCTGGAAGATTCTTTCATGGATCTGGAAGGCTACATTGCACGCAAGATTGCCAACAAGTTCTCACGCATTGAAGCCAATGAGTTCATCTTGGGCGACGGCGTAGGCAAAGCACGCGGCATCACCACTTACACCGCAGGCACTACGTGGGGCACAGTTGAACAGATCGACTCTGGCGCCAATGGTGGGGTGACATATGCTCAGTTGGCAGCTATTGCAACTGGACTGAAAGAAGCCTACTACGCCAACGCACAATGGTTGCTGCATCGCACACTGATCGGTAAGATCCTGGCACTGTCTGGTAATGACACGCCATTATGGATCCCATCGATTGCTGTCGGTCAGCCTTCAACGCTGCTTGGCTACCCTGTACGTTTCGCACAAGACTTCGCTACTCCTGCAACGAGCTCGTTGTCAGGTGCGTTTGGTGACTTCCGTGCCGGATACACATGGGTAGATCGCCGTGGCATCACAATCAATCCTGATCCTTTCACTCAGAAACCGTTCATCGAGTTCTATGCTCGTGCTCGCTCTGGTGGGGACGTTGTTGATACTGACGCCTTTAAGATCATCAAACTGGATGCTTAACCTAGCAGGGGCTGATTAATTTCAGCCCCTTCTTTCAAACAAGTTTAGGAGAAATACAATGCGCGATTTATTTAATAACATTGATCCTGTTGGTGTCGTCACAGGGGTGTCGGGAGTAGCTGACAACACTGCGATCGTTTCTGCGATCGTTGATCGTCAGGGCTGCGACAGCGTCACATTCTTGATTGCTACTGGCAGCCTTGCGGATGCGGATGCAACCTTCACCGTCTTAGTTGAAGACGGCGATAATTCAGCCTTATCCGATAATGCTGCTGTAGCAGATGCGTATCTGTTGGGTACTGAAGCACTGGCTACATTCCTGTTCTCGGATGACGGGGTTGCTCGTAAGATCGGATATATCGGCACCAAGCGATATGTACGTTGCACGATCACTCCTGCTGCCAACACGGGTATCGCTGCTATTGCAGTTATCCCAGTTCGCGGTCATCTCAACGATGGTGCTTCTGAAAATCCCCCTACTTAATTAGAGGGCTAGTATAGGGCGGGGGTAATTCCTCGCTCTATCTTTATTTCTAAACCATAGAGGGCGTGAACATGCTACGGATTAAAATGCTTAACAGCAAAACCCCAATTGCTAACGAAGACGGCAGCGTCAGCACACCGAAGAAAGGTGATGTTATTGATGTGGCTAACGGCGTTGGCACTTCACTGATTCGCGGTGGTGATGGCGAACAGGTGGACCACGATTTCGATAAGGTTGCTAAGGCTGCTGCTAAGAAACTCGAAGAAGAAGCCGCTGAAAAGTTAGCAGAGGAAGAAGCTGCTGCTAAACTGGCTGCTGAAACTAAAGGTAAAGGCAACAAAGGCGGGAAGTCTAAATAATGGGATCCCCGTTAGAGCGTCTAATTCAGGAAAGCATCAAGCCATTGACGCAACACAGTGTCTATGTCGGCCTCAGCAGAACGTCTGATGCCGGCACAGAGCCTGTGACCCTTACAGAAGCAAAGCTCCAATGCAGAGTTGAGTCTGGCGTGTCTGAAGATGACGCATTAATCACATCACTTATTATTGCAGCACGGAATTACATTGAAGGCGTTACGAGCAGAAGCCTTATCACACAAACATGGGAACTCGTTCTGGATACTTTTCCCAGTGCGGGCGAGATTAAGCTATACAAAGAGCCAATCCTAACGATCACAGATGTAACAACATACGACGAAGACGATGCGTCCACAGTAATGAGCACAAGTGCATACCGCTTTGACAAATATCGCGGTCGTATTACATTAGTTGACGGATACAGCTGGCCTTCCGATTTGCGGTCGCACAATGCCGTCATCATAACATTCACAGCAGGGTATGGCGCTGCTGCTTCTAACGTTCCACAAGCCATCAAGCAAGCGGCACTGCTGCTTGTTGCGCACTGGTATGTTAATAGAGAGGCGGTTGTAGAGGAATCCTTGGCTATAATCCCTGTGGGTGTTGCATCCCTGTTATCACAGTATAAGCTGCTGCGAATATGAGCATTGGGAAGCTAAACCGGCGCGTTTTATTTGAGTCTGAGAACAGATCTGCAGACGGTGCAGGCGGGTTCACAAGAACTTGGAGCACAATCGCCACTGTATGGGGCGCATTAACACCCAAAACAGGGAAGGAAGCGGTTGTTGCGATGCAGCAGACCAATACAGCACTGTTCAATCTCAAGATAAGACACCGCACAGACATTGATGCGTCTGTTCGTGCTACGATTGCAGGCGAAGTGTACAATGTTCGTAACGGATTTAATAAAGATCAGCGCCAGATCTATCTCGATCTAACGGTTGCGAAGGGGGTTGCAGCATGAGCATGAAGCTTATCGGCTCTAAGCGCCTCGCTCGCAAGTTCGCTGCATTTACAGGCGCTGCTATGGGAGAAGTGCAGGACGCTGTTGCAGGCTCTGCGCTGCTTGTGCAGAACGATATGCGCAAGTCCATCCAGAAAGGTCCAGCAACAGGACGCCAGTACGGCAGGCACCAAGCTTCAGCTCCTGGCGAAGCACCAGCAACCGATTCTGGGCGTCTCGTTAGCCATATCAATTTCGCGCTGTCTATGCGCGGCATGGTCGCATCAATCGGCGTGCATGACTTGAGCAATATCGTTTATGCCAGACGCCTTGAATTCGGTGGTCGCGACAGTCGTGGGATATACATAGCTCCCCGCCCGTATGCGCGTCCGGCATTGGACAAGAACATTAGAAAGATTGTTGTTAAGATTGGCACTGCGTATAAACGCGCAGGCAGGAGATTAACTCGTGGCAGTTGATGCTCTGCTGCCATTGCAGACAGCAATCTATGGTGCATTAACAGGTGACGTGCCGTTGATGGCGGCGATTGATGCTGTACACGACTATGTGCCGCATGAAAGCACATACCCTTATGTCACATTGGGCAACGACGATTATGAATGGTGGGGGGCGATGCAGTTAGACGGCGGACACTACTTGGTGCAGATAGACACGTGGTCTAGAGCGCAAGGCCGTTCAGAGTGCAAGACAATTATGGGGCTGATTGCGACAGTGCTGCATGACGTTGCATTAACCGTTGTCGGCAACACCCACATATCAACAAGGATTGACTTCCAGAGTTGCATGCCGGAAGAAGATGGGCTGACTCATCACGGAGTGCAACGGTTTAAGGTACTATTACATGAATGAGGTGATGCATGGCTGAATTAGTCTTAACAAATTGCAAGCTCTGGTATGGCGGTTACGATATGTCAGGCAATATGAATGCGCTGGCACTCAACACAGGTGCTGAGATACTGGACAAGACAGCATTCGGCGCAACTGC